CGCGATAAACGACCTTAGACATGGTTTTACTCCAAAGAAATGAGATGGTTAAATCCCGTTCCTTCGGGCGGCGTGTGCGTCCCTTTTGGGGATGAACGATCCGTTCCGCGTCGTCCTACTTGCGTCCTAGTTATCAAAACAGGTTGGATTAGTATGTTCCATCCAATGAAGGGTGATATCCAACTTTTCCGCAGGTGTGAAGAGACTACTCTCTTCCAACCCTTGTTTTAACCAAAGATAGTCTTCGCACCTAAGAAAAAGCTCAGGTTCGACGTGACTAAAAAAGATCAGTGCTAGTGATAACATAGGATGAACGTAAGGGTATTATACCCCTGTTGCTGATATTTAGCAACAATGGTTTGTAAAATGTGATACAGTTTTAGAAAACTTTAAGGACTCAAAATTTTGCCGGGATTTTTTCCGACGATTCCGGGAAATAAAAGTCAATTTTGGTTCAGCTTCTTGATCTCAAACAAAGATGACTTCTGATATTTTTTTATCTTCTTATACTCCTTGATGATTTTATCGATCTCACTGTTGGGAATTTTTACGGTGAGGTCATTGTTATCGTCTGCAGAAACAAATCCAAGTCCAGATTTTCTCTCTTCTTCTTTCATATCAACAAAGTCGTTGATATTCTGTTGGATCTCATCACGAATTACTTGATTTATTTGATCTCGGAGATTTTCTTCATTCATTTCTTTTTCTTCTTTTCATTTACTTTATAACCCCACATCTTAGGGTTCACTGTTCCCTCTGTCCACTTAAGTCCTCTTACATCACGATACTTATCCCAATACTGGTCAAAAATATCTGATTGGAGACCCTGAACAACATCATATTTTTGTTCGCCATTGTCTCCATAGGTAATCAGATAAGAATCTCGTGGAAGACTCTTATCATTGGCAGCAGAAGGATCGCAATCTACATTAATGATATTGATTCCCTTACCCACGATTCCCCCATACAATTTGAGGAAATGCTTCAGAAACAACTTCCTTTGTAATGTTGTATTTGTCGGAGAGATTCTTATCTTTTACAAGACAAACAACCTCTGCTTCTAGAGGATGAAGACCTTCCAGAAGGTTGATAAACATGGTCTCTCTACGAATAGAAGTCAAACCATTATTACCGCCCTTGATGAAGTGATAGAAGTGCTTACACTCTCTACGAAGAGTGGTCTTGCCATCAGTATCGGATGCACCTAATGAGAAAGAACCTACCTCATACATTCTACGGACTTCTTCCGTAATCTTAGTAGAAAGAGTCCCACTTTGAGTTGTCTGTTCGGCATAACCAGAATAAGGAACTGGTCCATCTGGAAGTGCAGACTGAATCGACTCATCAAAGTTCCAGATCAAAAGCATTCTCAGAGCATCATGATTATACTTTTGGAGAACTTCTACTTTCTTTGCTTTTGATCTCTGTTTTGATGCAAGATCAAAGATCTCAAAAATGAGTGGATTGTTTGGAAGATCTAGACTTTGTGTGGCAGGTTGTTTTGTTGTCTTTGCCTTACTCGTCGTCTTCGTCGCTGGTGTCTTCGTAGTCATGATAGTTGTCAAAATTAAATGCAATTACTTCGTCAGGAATCAGGTTGCCCTGACCATCAAACATCTCAGGATGTGGTCTTGGAATCTCCCGATAGTTCATCATATATTCTCTGGCAGTCCAACCAACCAGTGCTCCCACTATAAGAAATAAAACAGTCAGAAATGAGCCAAATACTAAACTAGCTGCTAACATTTTTCTTTCTCCGGGAAATTACTTTTCTTTTCCTTGACTTAAAGGAAAACTCGAAATAGATAGTAACTTCCCTATTCAGAAAGCAAACCATCTTTTCGAAGATGATGTGAAATGGTTGTGATTGCTTTCTTTTACCTCCATAAAGAATGAGATCAACGCCACGATTCCTGTGGACCTCTAATTTATTTAGGTCAGGATTTGATGAGTTGTTGTTCTTTGAGGAATTTGATTGTGTCAACAGAACCTCCCAATTTCTTATCATCACAAATCACTTGAGGAAAGGTTGATCCTTTTCCAAATTCAGCATAGAACTCTTCTTTCGTAAAGTCCTCATTGAGATTATAAACCACATACTTGCTATTTGTCAATTCCAATACCTGTTTGACTTTATAGCAATAAGGGCAATTTTCTTTTGAGTATACTGTAAAATTCATAGTTTTTTTCACCTATTTATTTTTGTTATTACTGCAATGCAGATTCGGACCTAGATATCCAAGTTTTCCCAAATCTAAGATCCACGATCATCGTGCTCTATCCCAAGCGCAATGTGCTCTTTGTCCATCAGCAAGAACATAATGAAAGAAAATTTGATGATAATAGTACTCTTTTTTGTTAAACCAAGATTTTTTCTTTCCTGGCATTGCTTCACGCCAGTGTGGACGTTCGCAACCTTTGTATACCATTCCATCACCAGGTTGAAGAACTACTGAACGATTCTCACCAGGAACAAGGACAGTTGATTTAGTCTTATCAGTATAAGTGTCAGGAGTTTTAATCCAGATGGGCCAATCCTTATCTTTACCTTCCAGATTGGTGTTGATATGAACCGTCACAGAAATCTCACAAGCGTCACGGTCTGCGTGACGAGTGAGTTCTTGTCCAGGATAATAGAACCTATCATAATAATAGGTATTATACAGTTTACGACCCAGTGCTTCTTCCAGTTTCATACGAATACCAGAATGAATCGCACGATACTGGGGGTGCCAGTAACGGGAAGTAGAACCTTCTACCTGCTGCTCCACTGGAACGTGATTGAAGTGTTCTGGATTCTTATCCCAGTAGTTATACTGACCCTTCTGTTCGGGAACAGGGTGATACAGTTCTTCTGGGTCCCAGAGGTCTTTGATTACCAGATAACCATTCTTCTCAAAAGAATCGTTACGAGTCCAGGCAGTACCAGTATTGATTTGTTCTTGAAATGCAAGTTGTTCAACTGTCATTGACACTGCCATTATTTCCACCTTGGTCCAACTACCCAACCCACAACGGATTTGCGGGTTCCTTTTGTTACTTTCAAAACTCTATGTTGTGTGCGGGAGTCAAACAGACAGATACATCCTCTCTGTCGTGGAACAATATAACTATTTCCGTTCTCATCCAGCAATTGAAGATTACCACCCTCATAGTCATCAGGATCAGAGAGTTGAATAGAGAATGACAACTTACGTACAAGTTCAAGGTTCTCATTCACAAAGTCTTGGTGCAATCCCTGATCATGGTTACCAACACTCACAGGTTTATACTGTGTAGCAAGTCCAGCATCATTGTGCCATCCATAGAACTGACCTTCCCCATATCTGGTATATTGAAGACTTTCGCCATCAATATTCCTCAGGTCATACAAGAAGTTCTCACGGTTTGCACGTTGAACATAATGCCACAAGAAACCTGCAACCCAATGTGTAGTGGGAATCCAAGTGTTCTGCGAGTTTCTCTTATCTTTGTTCAGTTCATCCCCGTGTAATCGAGAATCTGCCATTTGTGAATCGAAATTCTCTGTTAGATCTCTTTCGATAATATCCACAACATCTTCTGGCAGATTGGTGTAATACCAAACTGATTGAAACGCCATATTTGAATAATGTATTCAGTTATATTATATAGGATGTTGGGAGGGATGTCAAATAAAAATATCCTTAATTTTTTTATTTGTTAAACAGAAACCAAATACATATAAAATTCTAGAGACATTTCCAGAAGTTTTTGATACTTTATGTTTATGTTTGGATACATTAATCACCAACAAATCCCCTTCATCAATATCATACATTTTATTTTCAATAATAGTAATTCCGCCGATGTTTGATTTTTGGGAAATTATATTAAAATGAATTGTCTCAGTGTTTTCAACCCAAATTGGATCAGTATGTTCTTCGATATAATCATTCTCTAATCCAATTCCAGTCACAATACCATTTTTTCCTACAGGAATCACTGGTTCATTTTCTATAGAAAAATCAGTACATATTCTTTTCTGTAAATTATAAACAGCATTTGGGTAATTAAACATCCAGTCACGATTTCTATTTACACATTGTCTAGTAGTATATCTTGTTCCACCAGAATTCATATAGACGGATTCATTAAAAAAAGGTTTTTTGTAGTTATTGAGTGTCCAAGAGTTTAATTCATTCAAAACATCAGATGTAACATATTTCTTTATAACCTTTACTTCCACCATACACTTTGAGTCGAGTTTAAAAATATTATTTATTTCTCTATTTCCATATTCTCAATAAAGAAATAAATTAAACATTAATAAAAAATGTTAATGTCAATCTTCCATCATATATATCGTCACCAAATAAATCAGTTGGACCATGTAAAATGTTTGCAGGATAACAAACTAATCTATTATAATAATTTTCAATTTTAATTTTTGAATTATTATAAGAATCAATAAATGTAGTTCCAGATTCTATATTCGCATCTGGTGTTAAGTATACAATTCCAGAGTAAGAACATGGATCTATATGCATTTTATAATTATTAAATGTTGGAAAACATGATTTTTTCGTTTTTTCGAGAGAATAATGAAAATATGTTTCAAATAAAATATCCTTTTCTTTTATTGAAAACTGTTTTTTGACAAATTTTAAAATTCTATCAAAACTTTTTTCATAATAAGGAATACGATAACCTTTCCAATTTTCATTAGAATATTGTGGTGATTTGAACTGATCTTTTTTATCTAAAGCTAGAGACCTATAATAATTTGGATTTGAGAAGAAATTATCTTTTATAATAATACTATTCATAATTTTCATCCTTTCATATACTTTATGAATGAATCATGTTCTATGCACATCCCTGAAACCTTTCTAAGATTTTCTTTATGATGATTTACATTGTTAATAATATTTTCTCTTACATTGTACGTCAAGAATTCATTTTCTATTACATCATTAGAAAAATACTTATTTCCCGCAGCAACAATTAACCAACTTTCTATCGCAAAACTATCATAAAACATTTTATCACTTTTGAAAGGAGTTCTGTATTTGAATGTCTCTAGTATTTCTACTATAGATTCTGGATGTTGATTCTTTTCCCTAAACTCTTTCCAAAAAGGAGTATCTTGTCTTTTGTTTAGATAATGAAAATAAACTATGTTTAAGATACTGTCTGTTTTCTTTTCAAAATCAATATTATACTCATTTATTATTTTTGAATTCAAATCTACAATTCCAGCAATATATTTTGTCAACATTGTCAATGACATAACTGTAACCCATATAGAAGTAGCCTCTAAAGGTTCTATAAATCCAGAGGATAACCCTAAAGATAATACATTATTATTCCAAACTTTTTTATAATATCCAGGTTCAAATGATATCGAAGATTTAAATTCTGGTTCAAAATTTAAAAATTTACAAATTTCTTCATAACACTCGTCATCAGTACAATAATCTGAATCAAAAGCATATCCACATCCAAATCTTTCTTCTACTGGTATTTTCCACATCCAACCATTTTTCATAGAAATCGCTTCAGTGTATGGTGGAATTCTTTTTTTATTGTCCAGATAAAATGGTATTGCTCTCTTTATCGGTAAATATTTTTTATAAGATTTGAATTCTGATTTGTATATTTTATCAATGAAAAATCTAGAAAACCCTGTACAGTCAAAGATAAAATCACAATCTATTTTTCTGTTATCTTCCAACAATACACTCTTAATATTTTTATTTTGATCAAGATCACAATCAATTACAAGACCATCCACTATATTAATGTTCCTTTCATGTGAAAAAGTTCTTAAGTACTTAGAGACTATTTGTCCATTAAAGTGAAGAGCATAATAACAACATTGATTAAAATGTTCTATTTTATTGTTACTTCCGTTTTTCTTTTTTTGATCAAAAACTAAAGGTATTTTGTAATCCATACTAAGTTTAGATGGAAAATCAACCTCATTCAAATTTTTTCCTTTATATAATTGATTCAAAAACAAGAAGGATTTATCACAATCAATATCTATGTCATTAAATGAGTATGGAGAAGCTTTACTAAAATTATACAATGATATTGACTTTCCAGGAACATTAAATCCATGATAATAAGAGTCACCATCGCCATTCCAATTCGTAAACTTGATTGAATTCTTTATCGTAGCACCACAATTTTTAATTAATTCTTCGATAGGAACATCAATAAAATTAAACACGTCAAGGATTGCAGGAACTGTGCTTTCCCCAACCCCTATAACCTTTGAATTTTTATCTTCTATAACAGTGACTTCTGCCTCTGGAAACATCTTTCTGACAAACATAGCTGTCAACCATCCTGCAGTTCCACCGCCAACAACCAATAATCTTTTTTTCATTTTATCAATCTTTTACAATTTTTACAGCTATAGAGTATCTATCTTTATCTAAAAATGATGTTGCTCTATGTTTTATAGTTGAATTAAAAACTACAACTCTATTTTTTATGTGGGGAATACCAAGAACTAAACTGTCAATATCAAATTCGGTGCATCCATTTTCATTCATATCAATTTCAATATTATCCAAATAAACTAATACCGTAATATCATTGTTATTTTTTGAATCTACATGATACTGTGGATTTTCATTTGGCAAAAATAAATTGTAATACATTCTATCAATTTTATTTTTATCTGTCAATATATTCTTATCTACTAATCTGTTTTCAATTATATTATACACATCTGATTTATAGTCAATATAATGGACCAATCCAGATTTCTTTTTTAAACGTCCTGCTAGATCATATTCTGATCTATAGAAGGGAAGATTTGAAATATTTTTTTCTATAAAGTTTAGACAATAGGATTCAAAAAAATCATCATATATCTTTATGTCGTAAAAATTTAAAACTAGTCTTTTAATTAAATTTCTAATGTTCATGACTCAAATTTAATTCTGAAAAAATTTTATAGTACTCATTCGGCATATAATCAAGTATCAAATGAATTCTGTCTTGATTACCACCATTCTTTACTGAGTGCATCTTATTGTTATTTACCTCTACAATTTCACCTAGTTTTATATTTTTCCTAATTCCATCAACATTAAAGATTACTTTTTCGTTAGTTATTATTGGTATGTGAATTCTATGCGACCACAAATATACTAATCCACCATCATAGTGTGTTTTTATTTTCCCAAAAGATTTTAAATTTGAAAATTGTATCTTACAGAAATTTCCTGGACCATAATTTGAATAAAAAAGATTTATTATTTCATCAAATGTATTAAAAAAGATCTCATGCAATTGGATATCGTTAATCATAAAATTATCAATTATGGGATATGAATTACAATTGATAAAACACTTTTCTCTACCATAAGAAGTATTGAAATCAGTGTTGATATCAATTTTGTGTCGATACTGCTCAAGAAAATCAACAAGATTTGAAACATCAATATTTTTTAGTAACTTATAAGAATATGGTTTATTCATATAAATTTTGTTGAATAATTGAAATTATCAAAATCAATTGAAAACATTTCCTTAACAGTTTCAATATTCTTTTTAGAATATGATTGATAATAATCATCTACATTATAACCCCCATTATGCAGAATAGGAAGTTTTCTGTCTAGAACTTTTTCTAATTTAACAAGATTTTCAAAATTAAAAACATTTAGTGATATATCTCCATTTAAATCATACACATAAAAAGATTGAGGGTAACCAATCATAGGTGTGTTTTTAAAATATACTTTTTTCTTAAGATGATATAGAAAAGTTTCAAAATTCCAATTATTGAACTGAGGATTATTTCTTAAAAAATGTTTATAATAACTAAAAGTTCTTGTGTATGGATTTCTCACTACACAAAATTTAAAAATATTATCTCCAATATCATTCAATAATTGAAGATTAAAAAGAGGATCATGAAAATATGGATAAGATCTATTCCAGTTGTCTTTTATGATTGATCTTATAGATGTTCCACCAGTTTTTGGTATGTGGACAAACAAAAATAATTTTTCATGTCTATTTCGATTCAAAAACATAACTATCTCCAAAATTCTAAATTAGAATATTTTTGATATGCATATTTTGATAGAACTGTTTTAGACCTGGGAGATCTCTTTTTTACAATTCCTGTGTTGATACTATGTAAAGGGACACCTAAAGATTCAATATCATTATATGATTTCTTCTCAAAAGAATATTGACATATATTTTTAAAATCATGGTCATAATAAGGTATTTCTAAAAAATCATAAATTTTTTTTATTTGTTTTTTTGGATTTGAAACTAAATCTTCATACTCTATGATATGTAAATATTTTCTATTTTCTTCTTTTAATAAATTTTTTAATGAATATAATTGCAAGTCCAACATGGGTGAACCTGTTGACATCAAGTAATCACATATTCTATCATCATCACTGAGGTATGGATATGTATGATTGTATGCTTCTTCTGTTATGTTATTATTTGGGTGACTTTTTAGTGCTCTGATAAAAGAGGATAATATATCTGTAATATTTCTTACTGGAAATATTATTTTAACATCTTCCGTTATATATTTTTTTATTTTCTCTAAATTCTCTGGTGTCCCCCATGCTCCATTTCTGTCTATGAGATATTTACAATCTATGTTTTCGTAAAAAATATCTATAGACTTTTTTAAAAAATTATCTATTAAATCTAAATTTGAGTCATGCAAGTCAAAATTTGGTTTAAATCTTAAACTATCTAATGATTGATATAAATCGGGAACAAGTGAGTTAGGGGAAACTTTAATGTCTGGATTTTGATTAAGTATTGACGATAGTAGTGTATTTCCACTTCTCATCAATCCACCTAAAAAATAATATTTTTTATTTTTCATAAATTAACAATCACATCCTGTTGATCTCAATTGAATATTAATATTCATTGATATTGTCATTCGTAATTTACTAGTAAATTTCATTGGAACTTCATGACTCAAACAATTTGGAAATATTAAAAAAGATCCCTCCACTATTTCTGGATCGTATGAATTCTGATAATATCCGATACCAGTATTCACCAAATCTTTAATTTCTGAATCAGATCTTTTCTTAACAAAAGAATCATTTGTGTTGCAAAATCTTATTGGAGGGTCAGTTTTATTGTCAAATTGTAAAAAATGAACAGCACTAAAATTTATCCCAGAACCATGATGTGTGTGCATTTCTTGGTTCTGCATCTTACCATAAACATTGTACCAAATATCCTCAATATGAAAATATGTACAATTTAAGTTATTTTCATTAATGAATTCAGTAATTTTAATACTATAAGCATCTAATAATGGACTCCAGTTAAAATGATCTGGAAGTCTTTTTTCTCCAAATGAGGAATGGACATTACAATTCCAATCTTTAGCATTTAGAAATTTATTTTTATAATATAATCTTCTTAGCTTAGAAGTGACTTTTTCTCTATATTTTTTATTTAAATTTATATTTGTTTGATAAAACCATGGTGAAAATACATTAACAATTTGTCCCATAATGTCTACAACCTTTCATAGTAGTAATTTATTTATCAACTGTTAGTCAACATCAGTTTCAATATAATTTCCATCTTCATTTTCAATGTATTCAACTCTTCTCCAAGTATCACTTCCGAAATGATATCTATAATAAAGTCCATCATTTGGATAATCAGATGTTATTCTTGGATCAGTTTTATAAACAGCACTAGAGTATGGTTCCCATTCACCAGTTAAATGATTCCAACTCCACTGCCTAACATCAGGTCTATCATCTGGATATGGTTTAATATTATTATATCTACCAGTATTACGATCTAGTACCCAATAACCAGTATTATCAGGTAATTCTTCATTATAAAAAATTTGAAGATCGGCATTATACTTCATACCAATTTCAGCTCTTTGCTTTGTATCATGATCCAGTAATGCATCAACCCAAGTTCCATAATAATTTTCATTTAAATACTCAAGACTTTCGCAAACAATTCTTACGACTTTACCTTCATCATTTAAATTTGCATACGATGTTTGATTTTCCATTTCTTGACAGATTAATTAATTTACTGAAATTTATAACGGAGAAAAACTCTTCCAGTAGAACCAGGTCCACCACTGGGACCATTTCCTGAACCACCTCCAGAACCAGTATTAGCAACAGCTGAAGTTGGACCAAGTGGTCCACTTCCTCTACCACCAATTCCACTTCCCCCTGCTCCAGGACTGGTCGATCTTCTATCACTAGCGGTTCCACCACCACCAGAAAAAATTCTTGTTCCTGGTATGTTTAGTGGTGCTGGTAAAGATCTACCAGAACCTCCGTTAGAGTTTCCATAAGTAGTTCCTTGCCCAGCGCCACCTGCACCACCTCCGCTTGCACTACCATTGCCGCAGCTGCCACCATTGTAACCATATCCATAAGTTATACTATCAGCAGATTGTCCAAAAGGACTTGGGGAAGGAGCACCACTTCTTGGGGGACTTTGATACCCAAATCCACCTGCAGAAGCTCCTCTACATCTATATCCGCCTCCACCTCCTCCGCCAGCACCACCAGGATTTCCTCCAGGTGTTGATGAATTTTGAGATCTACCACCCCCACCACCAATAGCAGTAAATGTTCCAAAAATTGAAGGAGATCCATTTCCGCCAGGAGAGGGAGTGGAACCACTTCCACCACCACCGCCACCAACAGTAATTGGTATAGATGACGGCAAATTTCTTATATCGTAACCTGGAGCATCAATAACTCCTCCTCCGCCGCCACCGCCGGCGGTTCCCCATGCATTTGATGGATTATTTGTTCCACCACCGCCGCCACCAGCACAAACATAAATATCGACATTATTATCAGGTCCATTTTCAGCATAACTGAGAACTGAAACGGATCCTCCACCAGACCATTCAACTATACGATAATCTCCATCATCAGTGGTGCTATAGGAACCAGATAAATTTAACCTTAAACCTCTCTTTTTTCTAGAAAAACCAAATCCAGATGCACCAGAACCAAAAGAACCAAGAAGAGGTTTTTCTTTTCTAAACCAACTATTGCCAAACATATTTTTTACCTCCTATTGATTTTGTGATGCGAAGACAAGGAAAGTAGATGCTCCAGTTTTCGTAATGACCCATCTATAAACATCATATCCTGATGCACTACCACTACTTGGGGTAGTATTATTTATCCAATATTCAGTTACTGCAGATCCATCAATCGTGATTTGATTACTGTAGTAACTTGCACTATTTTGAGATGAAATGACAGTTACTGTTAATGTTTGTCCAGTGGACATGATACTATCTAATAATGTAGATGCATCACCACGAATATTATGTGTCCAAGTACCTCCAGAGTTTGCGGTGAATAAAACAGAACTAGATGTTAGAACATCAATATGACTGGTAGACTCTGCTCCTCCAGCAATGACATTTACATCATTTCTGATACTTTTTACGTCAAAAACATTATCAACAACCAAGTCTTTTATAGTTCCAATACCTGTAATATTGGTAAATGATGTAACTGATGTGTCGCCAAGAACATCTATCTCATTGGTCGGTATTGTAGATGAAATACCCAAATAATTATTAGTAGTATCATAAAATAATAAACTTGTTGCGGCAAATCCAGTTGTGTTTTTATATTGAATTTGACCATCACCAGTTCCCGCAGCCACTGCTTGGGCACCTTGTGCCATAAGGTTCCAATAAGTGGTATCTACTGTACCCAAACTAGATGGAACATTTCCTGTGCTATTAGCAACACACACATAAGCACTGGTAGTGATTGTATCGTCATACATCACTACATCATCAATTTCATATGTAGTTCCACCAGCATAGGTGCCTCTCCATTGGAGTTTAATTTTGCCTACATCTAATTGTCTAATTGCTTCTGTCATGAGTTATTAACCAAATTGAGATTGAGTTGCCAAAACAATAAATGCGGATGAACCAGTTTTAATAATGGTCCAACTATACGCATCATAACCAGAAGATGACATACCAGCGACAGGTGCAGAACCAGCAAACCAATATTCTGTCTGGGCAGCACCATCAATATTGATATTTGCAGTATAGTAACTTGTGTTGTTTTGTTTAGAGATTACCGTCACTACAAGTGATTGGCCAACATCCATAATACTATCTAGTGTTGTAGATGCATCACCACGGAGGTTGTGTGTCCAAGTAGATCCAGAGTTTGTGGTGAAAAGAAATATACTTCCATTCTTTACATCGAGGTTAGAAGTAGCGTTTGCTGCTCCCGCTGTGATAGTGGTGGTCTCAAGAATTGTATCAAATGAGAGTTTATCATCAACATTAGCATCAGTGAAAGTTGCAATGCCAGTAATATTCAGATTAGTGCTCTGAAATGTCCCAAGAACATCTAAAGTTCTTGTCGGAATTTCACTACTGATACCCAAATAGTTATTAGTACTATCATAGAATAACAAACTTGTTCCTGCAAATCCGGTGCTGTTTTTGAATTGAATTTGCCCATCACTAGTCCCTCCTGACGTTGCTGAGGCTCCTTGTGCTAGAAGGTTCCAATAAGTGGTATTTACTGTTCCAGAATTGGATGGATTTTGTCCTGTACTATTAGCGACAGCAATATATGCACTATTGGTAATGGAATCATCATAAAGAACTACATCATCAACCTCATATGCAGTGGATCCAGAGTAGGTGCTTCTCCATTGAAGCTTGATTTTGCCTACGTCTATGGTAATTGCCATGGTTATACTCCTTGTTTATAGTTGGGATTAAAATGAGTTAGGGTACTGTAAAAATCAAGTGACCAAGTGAACTGATGGTAATTCCAATCCCAGCCACCCATGGGAATTGGTCGGTATTAACGGTAGTCATTCCGACATGTTCACTCCCACCAAGATAATCAGATTTGGCAATACCTCCATTAGATCCAGCAATCAACACCCTCATTGTAGCAAATCCGACTGAAGGTTTCCTAAAAATATAATATTCACCAAGATCAACAGAAATAGTAGATGTATCACCAATTGCAGTAATATTTCTAGAAGTTGTAGATCCAATTGCAATATTTACATCAGTGATACCATAGGCAACTCTAGAACCTCCAGATTGAATACCAATGCCTCCAGCACCGCCGCCACCACCAGCAATACTGACATCTACAGTATTTCCATTTACGGCAAAGGTATTACCTGCGCCAATAAAATTTAATTGTGTAATACCGGATTCTGAAATTACTGATCCAGCAGACTGAATCCCAATGCCACCAGCAATACTAATATCAACTCTATCATCAACAACAGCAAAGGTATTTGCTGCGCCAATAAAATTTAATTGTGTAACACCGGATTCTGAAATTACTGATCCAGCAGACTGAATCCCAATGCCACCAGCAATACTAATATCAACTCTATCATCAACAACGGTGAAGGTATTTGCTGCACCAATAAAGTTGAGTGTAGTGACACCAGTTCCAGAAATTACTGAGCCAGCAGACTGAATTCCAACGCCCAAACCATAAAAAGATATGTCCCGTGCTTTTGTCATTTCATAGTCTTTTTAGTTATTTATAAGAAATAAAAAAGTGGAAGCATCCCCAGTATAAGTCACAATATCAACATACTGATCAGGACGAGCAATCACAGTAGAAGGACGAACATTAGCAGCATTTAATGGTTGGAAACCTGCTGGTGGTGGGAACTTGAAGGGCTTTTGACCGAAGTTTAATATTAAAAGTAGTTAAAATTCATTTTTAACTTTAACAAACTATTTTTAAAATTTTAGCCATATCTTTTTTAATTTTTTCGTAAACATCTAAAATTTCTTCTTCAGTATATTCAATACATTCTTTATTTAATCTTTCTGCAAGATTAGATTGGAGTGCAGAGATTCTCATTGGAGAGTACACTGCTTCTTTTCTTTGAATGATTCTAAAATAATCCGGATAAGACATATTAATCGGATTAGTTCCTCCCATAATCACGCATCCTTGAGTTCCTGTTGCCCTTGCAATGTGCTGGCCAACACTATCACATCCAATAAAATAATCAATTTGAGAAATTACTCCCATCCATTCACGCATATGAAGATCTTGATCTGGAACATAAACAAACTTATTATCCTCTGAAAGAAGATGTCGATATCCCATATAGATGATATTATAATCCTCCGAAAGTAGTTCGCAGAGTTGAATGAACATATTTTCTGGCAAAGACCTTAAGGAATCATCATAGACTCCTATAGGACATGTTTGTGCAGTAGAACCATATGGATTGATAACAATCGTTTGTTCTTTTCCTTGAGATTCATATGCTTTATAAATTATTTCTTGACCTTTACGAATCTCTGCATGAGAAAGATTCAAAGTTTCATAATTTAAATCTGTATGATCTTCCGTTTCATTAATGATTTCATCAAATGCTTCAACAAGTGAGATTTTTCCTTTATAAAAATTTGGAAGACGATAAGGCTCAGAATAAATTACCTCATCTGCTTTCAAGAAATAATTTTCCCAGCATCCTTTTGTATCCGGATTAAAGGTTCTTTCTTGAAGTTCTGGAATACCTAAAGGAACATAATCCCATCCCATAATTGATAGATACCATTCTTCATCTGGATGATTTTTATGGTACTTAAGGAGTGCTGGAAGAGCAGTAATAATTCTTCCAATTCCACCGTCAATATTAATAATTTTCATTTTGTCTCCATTTAATAAAATATATTTTCCGATTAAGAATACCAGAAAGTAATGTAGAACCAGACCTTGGAAGTCCAGAGATGAAATAATATTGTTTCATTATGAATAATTCATATTATTTTTTAGTTTTAAACCATCATCATATATTGAATGTATTTCATTTTTTATAAAATTATTCCAATAGTTCAAATATTCAATTTTTTCTTGTTGTGTTATACAATACTGATGAATAAAAAACAAAGGATAACCATCTTTAGGATATGATGCAAACATATCATGCAATATTGTTTTTACTTTAAGACCGTATTTTGCAATATTTCTACTTACAAGGTAATCGGTTAAAATATGCTCTGGTTTATATCCGAAATTTTTTTCTTTATTTGTTAAATTTATTTCACTTAAGTATTGTGTTGGATTGTCATAAGGTTTCCAAAGATGTCTTGTCCAATTACTAAATACGCTAAACCAAGGAGGTGCTCCAATATTTCTTCCATCTCTTCGTGTGTAATTGTTGTGTTTAAATCTTAATGGATATAAATCATATGCATTAAAAATTACAGCATCTTTGTTATAAACTTCAGTAACATCAGGGCAGTTTGGATGAATGATTGCATCACAATCTATTAGTATTGTCCAATCATATTCTTTACTTATATCATATACTTGAAATTTTTCACAGATTACAGGTTCATTTGGATATTTTCTTTCAGTAATTATCTTAAAGTCTGCATCAATCTTATTTGCATAAGATTTCATATACGGATATGTAATATCTGTAATTTCTTTCGTGTAAGTATTAATATCAAATGTAATTAAAAGTTTTTTCATTCTTTTGGTTATGAATTAATACTATTTTTTGGAAGTGCAATAATATTAAAAGAAATGGAAATTCTTTCTTCATCATGATCATTTGTTTCCACTGAATGTGGTAAATATGATGGCCAAAGCAAAATTTTACCCTCTTCGGGTATTATTTTTATACTTTCTGCACAAAATTGATTTTTTTCTTTAACAAGATCACATCCCATCCACATTCTGTTAATTCCAGGATTACTTATGCAGAGTTTTCCACTTCCCTCCGGTACTTTCAAATAAAACACACCAGAAAATACATCTCCATGAACATGTTCAGAATTCATTGCTTGTCTTGAATCATTATAATTTACCCAAGAATTTGTGATAAAAAGTTCTCTTTCAACAAAATTAAGATTTTCTGCTGCAATATTTGACAAAAGAGTAATATAATTAAAAACCGACCTTAATTCTTCATTTAAATGAAGAAGCTTTGGTGACTGATATCCACCTACACCCGATACTTGAAATGAGTGTGGATTCTCCTGTCTATATCTTTTGCATACATCAAGAATCATTTCCTTTTCGTTTTCAAACTCAGAATATTCTGCTTGCCATATTGCAGTTGAATATATGGTGAGTAAATTCATAGTTTTTTTTAATACTTAAATTTATTATATCACATATATTTTATTTCAACAACTATAATTGTACTTTATTTTATTTTCATTTATATTATCAATTAATAAGTTAAATGAAATAATAGTTCTATGTTTATCTGAAAAATTTGGAGGTGCATAATGTAAAAGATTTGATGGAAAAAATATTATATCACCCTCTTCTACATTTGGTGCATAAGTAATAAATTCATTTGTAATATTATTTGTAAAGGGAGATACAAAAATAGTCGGACTATGAAAATTTTTCTCATATTCTATAAAACAAACAGAAGAAAATGTAGATGATCCATGATTATGAACTCCATGATCCATTTTTGTTTCATATTTCTGAAACCAAATATTATCTATTTTTAACTTTAGATTAACTTCTTTTTCGAACAGATGCATTTCTTCAGAAAATATATCTGTTTTATAAAATATTGGACTTGTAATAACATTACCAACTATTTGATTGTCAAAAGAATCAAATAAATCTAATAATTTTTTCTTTTTAATTTGCCATTCAGAAACTTTATATTTAAAAATTGGTATTTCAAATGCTGTTATTTTCATATTAATCAATATATTACTGTAATTTTATTTTTTTTACTAATATTTTTTTCTACGATATAATTACCAATTATTAAGTAATCCAAATCCATTTTTAAAAAAGACATAATAGCATCTTTTGGTGTTTCCACAATCGGATCACCATTGTCATTGAATGATGTGTTAAGTAATACGGGAATTCCTGATATTTTTTTATATTTTTTCAATAAAATTGCAACTTCTGGATTTAATTGTTTGTTCACAGTCTGAACTCTACAAGTATTATCAACATGAGTAATTGCACCTAATTCTGAAATTTTAGATTCTTTCACAGAAAAAGAGTAAAGCATGTAATCTGAAGTAAAATTTTCATTAAAATAATCATGAAAATCTTCTTCTAATATTATTCCAGCAAAAGGTCTCCAATATTCTCTGTGCTTCACTCTAGTATTCATTATATCTTTATTTTCCTTAATAGATGGATTCATTAATAAAGAACGAGATCCTAATGCTCTAGGTCCGAATTCAGATCTATTTTGAAACCATCCAATAATTTTATTATCGTGGAGATATGATGCAACATCATCACACAAATCATCAAAAGAGTTGAAATATTGATATTTTACCTGATGATTTTTTAGTTCTTGTAAAATTTCTGCATCTTGATATTTTTTTCCAAGAAGTGCAATGTTTTCAGGAAGTTTTATTTTTTGTTTATTTAAAAATGCACCATAGCAAGCAGCACCAAAGTGCAATCCACTATCATTCGTACATGGAGGAATATGAATATTTTTAAATAAATTAAGTTTTTTAATACTAGTGTTTGCTAGAACATTAAGAAAACAACCTCCAGAAAAACATACATTATCTGTGAGATATGTTTGATTTTTAAGAGCAATTATATAATCTAACAATGCACTTTCAAAATTTTTCTGTAGTATCGAACTCATATCTTCTGGATTTTTAAAACTATAGGTATCATTAAATAAATTTTTTTCACCTCTTTCTGATTTAAATTTAATAAATGGCAATTCATAATCTAAAGACACAGAATAGTCTTTCCAATCATGTTTTTGATATTCACCATAAGCAGAAAGACCCATTATTTTTCCACTCAAACTTTCACGAATATTTTCCTCATAATCCCAAAGTTTCCTATGAGTTTTTCTTTCATATATAATCTGAGATAATCCCCTATAATAAGTACCAAAATCATTAACTTCATGATATCCTGGATGAATTCTTAAAACATTTTCATACTTATTAAAGTATCCAATACTATTAGTTTCTGTTGTTATTTCATTATTTTTATATGGATCATAAATTTTACTACCAGCTCCATCTAATATAAGAAAAGTTCCTTCATTAAAATCACAAGTAAAAATTGCTGCTGCAGCATGACTTAGATGATGTGAAACTATTTTTATTTTTGCATTTGGAAATATTTCATTTATTTTTTTATGAATTTCATTGTTATACAATTTCTCATAAAAAATATCAAGACACATTGATGTAATACATATCAAATCTATATTTTCCGGATGCAAATTTCCTTCAGATAAGCAATAATCTATGGACAGTTTAGGAAAATTGCCATCATACTTAATTCTACTAAGCCTTTCTTCTGAAATACTACATACATGATTTCCATTAATTATGAGAGATGCACCAGAATCATGAAGCCATGATATTGAACCATTTTCATCATATGAGGTATTTGCTTCCCAATTAAAACTACCATAAATTCCCAAAATATTCATGTTATTCAATAACTGTATTTAAGTATAGAATCATTATAATCTATTCCAAAAGAAATTCCAACCCTTGGTGTTAATGGAATTACCTCATGAAAAATATTCTTTGGAACATATATAAAATCGCCAGGACTCATTATATAAGAATAATTTTTGTTGTTTTCATATACATGCCATTTAGTTTTTCCTATGCACTGCCAAAACCATACATCAGAACTATCAAAATGTTTTCCTAGTGTATGACTTTTTTCTGACAGACTTACATAAGCATGTGCTGAATATAAATGGTTTGGATTATTTTTTTTAATCCAACCAATAATTTTATCTACTTCTTCTATATCAAATATATTAAAAATTTCTATTCCATAATAATCTCTATTTATTATTTTGTTTTTTTTCTTTACATTTAAATCTATATTGTAAATTATTTGCTCCCAAGAAGGAACTTTTGTCAAAAATTTTTGATTATATTCGTGTTTATTTTTTGCTTTAAAAAAATTAATAGAAGACATTCAAAATCAATAATGTTCAATTTGTTATTTAAGATGGAACACATCTTGTAGCTCGGACCCAGTGCGAGGACGACTTTGTCCCGATTGAAGGCCTACCATTAAAGAAGCAGGCAAGGGAAGCGTAGGTTCCGTTAGATTCAGTATCACTCCAATACCATTGACTTATACCAGATTGTTTAGAATCCCAATATGCTCCACCAGGATATAAAGTATCACTCCATTGTGTAATTGAATGAATAAACCAACCACAAGAACCTACTGCAGAATTTGCACATGTAACTGCATCATTTCTAGAAGTCCAAACCCTACACAATTCAGTACAAGATGGTGCTATAAACCATTTTGCAGTTGATGGTCCACATCTTATAAAAAATCCACCACAATCTGAACAAGCAGAACTAAGTGAAGTTGCACCAACATTAGTACAACATAAGCAAACTGGTGCAGTATTTGAGGACGTTGAACTATTTCCCCATGCACCAGCAACAGATGCGGTATATTGCTCTGAAGACTTCCACATTCCACTAGGAACAGTTTGTGTGCATACTGTACAATCACAAGAACAACAAATATTACAACAAGGGCAATAACAATAAGTATATCTACATCCTAAAATATTATTAGGACCAGTACAAGCATCACACACATTGGTAGAACTACAACAAGTTGTTGTACTAATTCCTAATGATGCTTCTATAGTTGGTCCAACTACACTTGCATTTCCTGGGTATGCTCTTTTATTAATATTTGTGGGTCTAAAAGGTGCCATAAGTTACCCATCCGTTGAAGCAATACCTACAGATTCTGAAAATACTTTTGCATTAAGTATTTTGATTTCTTCTTCTAAAGCACGAACTCTACGAATAATTCTGTCTTCATAAACTCTAGGTTGTTCAAAATCTTCATCGGATTTTCCTTCTGGACTTTCAGGAAAAACTACATTCTTTGGACTATCATAAAGGTTTGTTAGGTCTCTAAGCCTTTGACGATACATCTCCCACTCACGATAATTTAAAGTCTCTGAAGAATCTATAAACATTGTCCAATCAGATTTTGAAAGAAGATTGTCTCTTTCTTTGCGAACTTTATCCCAAAGTTCTTCATCAGAAATATCTTCTACAACAAATGAGAGAGTTTCTGAATTCCATAAAATTCTTTGATATTCTTGATCATAATTCGGGACTTCGTAAGGTCCACTATATCCAGATTTTAATAATTCTTCGTCAGTAAAAGAATTTATGTCTGTTCTTTTTCTACCGTCACTTAAAAGAATTTTTTTTGGAAGTGGTGCTGGTGCTTGCCCCTGATAAGAGTATAGTGCTGTTGGATTTGCCATTGGTAATTACTCTCCGTATCAAGCAGAAATTTCTTCATAAGAACATATAACATCCAAATCTGATGCTGCAGATGCGGTAACAACAATAGAATGATCTTCTTCCAAATAGATTGATGATGCTTTATCTAAAACTACAAGTGTTGAATCTGCAACAACATCAATTGTATGTGCAAGTTTGAATCCAGATCCACCACCCGCTGCTGCATTATGAAGTGCAACTGTAATATTAGCAGTATCTACGCCATCATCATTAGAAACAATAATTGAATTAATTTTATATACCTTTCCACTTGAAGCTGCATTACTAACGAGAACGGTGTCATTAGTGTCTCCTAAATTCAAATAACTAGTTTTACCTATAATCGTGGTTACATTTACAATGTTTGGGGCTGCCATTTTTTAATTCTCTCCTTTTTTATATTTATAGTATTTTATGATCTATATTCATCAAATCCAAGAATTCTTTTAAAAGCAATTGCTTTACCTTGTGTGGATATATTTATTCCACTTAATTCAGAACCATTTCCTACAAAATTAGATGCTGTTATTACACCAACAACATTAACATTTCCCTCAACGTCAAAACTTTGCCCAGAAGGAACTGTGGCACCTCTGGTTAATTCAGGTGCCCCATCATCATTCTGATTAACAATAGAATTTACTTTTATTTTTGCCATTTTAAGTTATAAGAGTGTATGCAATTGCTTTTGATGAAGTTGCAATATTTAATCCGGACAATCCACTACCATCACCAGAAAAATTTGATGCTGTAACAATTCCACTTATATTTACATTACCTTGTGCAGTGAATGTTTGCCCAGAAGGAACAGAAGCTCCGTAAGAAACTACAACAGGTCCAGCAGGATCAAATGCTTCTATACTATCAACTTGAAGTTTAGAGTTTATTGTCATTTTTTTATCCTATTATTGTGTATGCTATAGCTTTACTGGTAGAAACTTCATTTGCAACTCCAAATGTTGTTATTCCAGCACCAACACCACTAAAAGATGTGGCAGTAACTACACCAACAGTATTAATGACTAATGTTCCATCAATTTGCTGACCAGAAGGAACAGAAACACCTTTTGTAAATTCAACTGGACCATCATCATTGTAGTTTACTATCTTATTAACTCTTAAAGAAGACATTTTCTAAACTCCTTATACGATTACGAAGGTATTTCCAACACCAACAGTGATGGTAGCACCAACAGAAACTGGACCAAACATTCCATAATTATGATTTGGATTATCTAAAACATATGCTTCACTAATAATATTTGGATTAGAGAAGAATGTTTGTGTTGTAATTCCAGTGGTTCCTATAGATCCACCTCCTCCAGTTACATTAATTGTTGCAATACCAGAAGAAACAGTGACTGTAGAAATTCCTGCTCCTCTAAAGTCTAATAAAGTTGCACCAGTCCCAACTGTTCCACCCTCTGTTGCAATACCAACACCACTTACAATATTCTGAAGGTATTGGCCATCACCATAGTAAGTAACAATTCCTGTTGTTGCTGTGATGATTCCACTAGTAATTGATACACCAGAACCAACAT